TTAGTGATTTACATTGTAATTTATTAAGAATTCTTGCAATCATTTTACGTTTCCATAGAAAACGATATATTACATATATGAATATACAAATAATTAAAAATAACAATATACATTGAATCTTATTCATTATTATGGGTTATATATTATTTGAAGATTTAATATATTATCACTAACAAATATAATAGTAATTATATATAAACTTATAATAATGGCTGGTGGATTACTAAACATTGCTGCCGTAGGAAATGCTAATTTATTTTTAACAGGAAACCCAAGTAAAACATTCTTTAAAGTAACATACTGTAAATATAGTAATTTTGGACTTCAAAAATTTCGGATAGACTATAATGGTTCAAGAGATTTGCGTTTAACTGAACCTTCTACCTTTCAATTTAAAATACCAAGACATGCGGAGTTATTAATGGATACCTATATTGTGGTAACATTACCAGATATATGGAGTCCTATTCATCATCCGTTACCTAAACCAATACTCTCCTCGGAAGGACCGAATACTATACCAGACATAGTAGATGGAAACGACACTGGATGTAGATGGGCTCCTTATGATTTTAGGTGGATTGAAAATATTGGTGCGTCTATGATTCAAGAAATAGAAATCACAAGTGGGTCAACAACTATTCAAAAATATACTGGCGAATACCTTTCTATGATGGTTGAACGTGATTTTAATAATGAAAAGAAAGAATTATTTAATAATATGTCTGGAAATGTACCAGAACTAAATGATCCAGCGAACTGTAACGGGCGTATTAATTCATATCCTTCAACAATGTATACTTCAAATACGGCTGGTGCGGAACCCTCCATACGTGGGCGAAATCTATATATACCCATTAATACATGGTTTACTTTGAATAGTTCATGTGCCTTTCCATTAATCGCTCTTCAATATCAAGAACTGCATATTAATGTTACATTTAGACCTATTCAAGACTTATTCCAAGTGCGTGATGTATTTGATTCAAGAAATAACTTCCCTTATATAAAACCAAATTTTGGGGAATCACGTTTTCAGATGTATCGTTTTTTACAAACACCGCCTTCTATAGAAGTATCTGCTGAAAACTACGAAAATAAACTTTCTGTATGGAATGCTGATATTCACCTAATGTCTACTTATTGTTTCTTATCTAAAGAAGAGGCAGAATTATTTGCAAGAAAAGACCAAGTATATTTAATTAAAGATGTGTTCGCACATACATTTGAAAATATAACTGGAACACGTAAGGTTAAATTACAATCGCCACCTGGTATGGTTGCAAGTTGGATGTGGAATTTACAGAGGAATGATGTAAATTTACGCAATGAATGGAATAACTATACAAACTGGCCCTATAAGACATTACCCGTAGGTAGTGTACCATATACTAATTCAAATAAGCAAGGCGCTTTTCCAAATATAGACCCGGTTGATTTACTTGTCACTGGACTGTTAACTACTGGTAATTTCGCAGTAGAAAATAGGAAAGAAATACTTGAAACCATGGGTATACAACTGGATGGTAGTTATCGCGAAAATATGTTAACCCGCGGTATCTATGATTATATTGAAAAATATACCCGAACTAAGGGTTCCGCTAAGGAAGGTATATATTGTTATAATTTTTGTTTAGATACAAGTCCATTTGAATATCAACCATCTGGTGCTATCAATTTAAGTAAATTCAAAAATATAGAATTAGATATTACAACTTACGTTCCACCGATCGACCCTATTAATTCCAGATTTGATGTTATTTGTGATGGTGAGGGTAATCCAATTGGGTTTCGTAAAGAAAATTGGAGATTATATGACTACAATTATAATATGACTTTATACGAGGAACGATATAATGTATTATCATTCATTGGTGGGTCATGTGGTATGTTACATTCAAGATAAGTTATATTGCGATTTAATTACGTTTTTATTACATTTATATAGTATAACAAATAACTGTATACTATATAAATGAAGGAAATACCGGATCGTAATAAAGTATTTAGTGATGATAATAAAGATATAAAAACTGCTAACTTTCAAACCGAACATATGAAGAACAAAATAAAGAATGTAAAAAAAAGGAAGAAATTTTTAAACATTAAAAATATTGAACCATTAGTTAATATTCATGAAACGCCTAATAATCATTCATCAAATCCAAATGTAAAGGAAGGGTTTACCTTTAATGAATGCGATTGGACTGGAGAGGATAATGTGTTTGAAGGGAGTAACGAAGACGTAGTTGACACATCACAATCTTTCGCGAAATTAGTAGAAGACGCATTTAATTCACTTGAAACATGGTACGATGAACGTATGACATTTTATACAACCATCGCAAGTAGTGATAATAAACATATCAATCATGATAAAGGATATTTAAAACGGTATTTTAACTGGATAGTATCAATATTCATTGCGTCTGTAGTTGTATATAACTGGAGTTTTATTATGTTTTATAGAGATGTTGGTGGTAATCCTATAAAAGCATTTAATGTCCCACGAGAACAAATATTGAAAGCTACCGCAAGTAATCCGTTTATGAAGATTGTAAATTATTTTACTGATATACCATTATTTATTACGGATGTTTTTAAAAGATATATGACCGATTATTTTCCTGAATATATTCTCAATAAAATAGAAGACCCTTCTTCATCTAAGAATTTTAAAACAGTAATATTATTGCTATTTATGTTTATATTAGCATTATCCGTATTTATGATACACGGCTCAGTAGGATTTTTAAAGAGTATATTGGTTGATTTTGCCAAGTTAGAATTCTCAGGGGTTTTGCCAATCGTTGTATATATCACTATTGGAATATTATATTTAATGACGTTTATTGAAACAAACCCTATTGTCGATATATTACCACTTGGGTCATTGATTACATTCGCAGAAATGTTTAGTATTTTATACTGGCTTAAAAAGATAATGCTGTTAATATACTTATTTTTTATAGGAGCACCATTATCAACAGCCATATTATTCGGATATATATTATTTCATTCCTTGTTTGGACTTTTTTATAATGGAGCAAACATATTTAAAACTAAAAACGACTTTGATGAATTTTTGAAACAATATAAACCTATACCCAAAAGTGATACAGCATGTAGTCCTCTTAGTTTCTTTGATAAAATCATAAATTATATGATTTATATATTCAATTACATATATGATAATTGTATTCAAATCGGGATTATAATAGTCATGATATATGCGTTGCTTGATTCAAGTATAAACATAAAAAATAACGCATTAAAATCATTAATCATGGTTATTACACTCGCTGGTATACTGGGTGCTATTATATATAGTATACTAATTAATGTATTATCATCGGGCAATAATGAATCGTCGTATACGAATGTACCTTCCGCTGATGAAGACAATACAACGAATCCTTTATATATGCCTAATATAGTACCTATGAAAGAAACTATATCTGACATTGCTGGTAAATTACAAATACCTACAAAAGAAACTATATCTGACATTGCTGGTAAATTACAAATACCTACAAAAGAAACTATATCTGACATTGCTGGTAAATTAAATGTGAATGATAATGCTACACTTCAATCAGGATTGAATAAAATGGGGGATATAGCATCCGCATTGAATTCGTTGAAAAAGTAGTAAGACGTAATAAGTATGTTCGTTGTTTACAACTTAATTTAATTAGTATTTACAGATATAAATACTAATCAATAGTATAATTATTATAGTAATGGGAAACGATGATAAACAACCATCTTTGGATAAATATCCGTTCGTGAGTATATGTACTCCGACATTCAACCGACGTCCGTTTATTGAAAACATGTTTACTTGTTTTCGTAATCAAGATTATCCAAAAGATAGACTGGAATGGATTATTGTAGATGATGGAACTGATAAAATTAAAGACTTGATTGTATCGTCAGATATTCCTCAAATACGGTATTTTGAAATAGAGAAAAAAATGTTTCTTGGTGAAAAACGCAATTATATGCATAAACATGTACGAGGTTCAATTGTTGTCTATATGGATGATGATGATTATTATCCACCTGACCGTATTTCACACGCGGTAGAACGACTACAATCCAAACCAGAAGCATTATGTGCGGGTTCAAGTGAAATTTATGTATATTTCAAAGGAATGAATAAAATGATTCAATGCGGTCCTTATGGCCCTAACCACGCAACAGCAGGTACATTTGCTTTTAAAACCAAATTATTAGAACAAACTAAATACGAAGATAATGCCGCATTAGCCGAAGAAAAGGCATTTTTAAAGAACTATACCATTCCATTCGTACAACTTGACCCATTAAAAAGTATACTCGTATTTTCCCACGAGCATAACACATTTGATAAACGTAAAATGTTCGACCAAAAACAAGACCCGCAATATTTCAAAGAATCTTCAAAAACCGTAGATACATTCATAAAACATAATCACGAAAGTAACATCAAAACGTTCTTTATGGAAGATATTGACGCATTATTAGATAAATATGACCCTGGAAAACCAGAGATGAAACCCGATGTTCTCAAACAAATTAAAGAGATTGAGGCAAGACGAGCACAAATGATTAAAGACCATGAAGAAGCACAAAAACAAAATGGTCCTATTATGCTTACTCGTGAAGGACAGTCACCCATTCAATTAACTAACCAACAGATCGTTCAGATTATGGAACAACATAAAAAACAAATAGTTGAACTTTCACAGAAAAACGACCAATCAATCCGATTTAATCAATTATTACAACAAAAAGTAATTGAATTAACGAAACAAGCTAGCAATACTATAAAAAATAAAGATGAAAACTTAGAAAAGGAACAACTTATTACTCAAATCCGTGTCCTTACAAACAGAAATGAAGTGATTGAAGAACAATTATTAAAAGCAAATGATACTATTACTGTATTACAAGGTATTTCTAAAAAGGATAATGAGAATATCACAATCCATGCGATTGATAAGACCATGCCAGAAATATCCATACAAATAGTGAATGACGATTAGTTCTTACTAATATTGATAAAATTCATACAATTTTATCAACAACAAATTATTCAGTTTCTTCAATATCTAGTGTGATGGTATCCTTTTTTACACTTTTATCCATATATCTATACATACGTTGTATATCTAACTTATTAATATTATATTTTTCAAATACTTCTTCTATATTATTTGTATCGTTGTTATTCATCATTAATCGTATTTCTTGAAACATAAAAATCAATTCAGTCTTATCCAAATCTAATTCTTGGCATAATCCATATATAAACATCATATTGTTGTATTCAGTTGAATACTTTGTTAATACTTTTGTAAATCTTACTTCTGAATTACCAAAATTTTGTTTATTTTCAGGAAAATTATCGTGGTAAATTTTATTATTATGGAATGTTTTCATTAGGGAACTCATTTCGTTAAATTGCCAGATTTGATTTTGAAATGTAATTCTATCAATATAATCCGCATAACACATCTTGTCTAAGAGTTTTTGATATACAGGGACAGATCTACATCTATCGTATTTTTCTATCATATCAACTATATTTTCATGCCATAATAAAGCCACTATTGTACGTTCTGTTTCATTCATTACACGATTATGTTGATTTAATGGAACGTAATTATTGATTAATGCCTGTGTAATTCGTTTGGAATCTTCGTTACTTGATTTTTTTTGAAATATTAATGATAATGCATCCCCTTCTAGAAGTGAAGGTTTCTTTTGGTAAATATCATACACAAAATTCAATTTACGTACATCGCATTGGATATATTCTAATAATGTTTGTTTTTTTTCTATATTATTCGAGGCATTTAAATCAGGAAACATAGTTATTAGTATATTGTTGATTTGATTCATTGTTGGCAATTTCAATTCAAATGTATTACATACCTTCATCAATTCGCGAATTTTTTTATCAATACAATAGTTACCTATACATATTATTGGATTCATTGTAGAATTTTCTAATTTCTGTTTCTTTGTTTTCTTTTGACGTATTAGTTTTATTAATGCGGTAATACCGCCTTTATCACCATTATTCATTCCATCTATTTCATCCATCAATATTGCTTTCTTTTTAACCTTGTGTGTCATCATATCGAGTACGTTTCGGTTTGATATGTTATTACTGGTTATTGTATTAATCAATCCGGTATTACGAACATCACCAGCATCATACTTTATTACATCATAATCCATTTCTTTCAATAAGTTCATTATGAACGTGGTCTTTCCTGAACCAGGAGAGCCATAAATGTATATACCTTTTTTGTATGTTACTTTATTATAATTTGTATCAAATTCATTTAATATTGACTTTATATTATCAGAAATAATCTGCCTTTCAAAAATACGGATTAATTCTGTATTATTAATTATTTTTTCCATAACACGACTGTTATAATATAATATTTTTTTTATAACTTGTTTTACACGAATAATATTTTATCATAATTTCAAAATATTATTTTATAAATTTATGCGAAAGAACTGAAATCAGCTGTTCTTGGTATG